GTCAGATACAGCACACTCCAAAGATTTTCCTCAGAGGAGTGCAGATAATCGTAGGTCAGGTTTTCTTCAATATGCTGAACAATAGATCCGCCAGCCATCAGCGTTTCAAGCTTTGTGGTGATATTATCGCCTGCATAGTCGATGAAAGAACGGATGATGGCGTTATCACTGGTGTTTTTCCAATAGCTTTTCGGCTTCTGTGCTACACCATACTGGAAATCCCGCAGATAACTGATCACGTCCCATGGACAATAAATGTCTGCATCGCCAAAATGATAACCGTCGTACCATGCCTTGATTTCAGCAGACTGCGATTCAAGACCAGCATCTTTCAGCATTTGATCTACATCTGCCTGTGTAAAGCCAAAGGATTCGCTCAACCGGGGAGAAAGAATCGTATCCGAAACAAAATTGTTCGTCCCGGTAAAGATGCTTTCTTTTGCAATTTTCAGGCAGCCGGTAATAACAGCAAAGTCAAGCGAAGTATTGTCTTTGAGCGTGGTGCTCATCATAGCCCGCATCACGTCCAGCATCTGCGAATAATATCCGTTGCTGCTGGCTTTTGCAATGGGAACATCATACTCATCCAGAATGACGACCGCCGATTTTTTGAAGTGGATTTCCAGCATCCGGGTCAATAGCAAAAAGCAGCTTTTGGTTTCATCTATGGATGCAGTGCGTCCCAGAATTCGCTTAAAGATGCCTTTGTCATCGTCAGAAATAGCATCGTCATCCAAAAGAAACTGATAATCCTGAAACGCAAATGCCAGTTTCATGCACAGCATTCCATAGGCACTTTCAAAGGTCAGACCGTCCGTGTCCTTGAAAGAGAAAAATACCACAGGACACTGGTTCATCCATTTTTTGCAAAGTTCTGTATTTTTGGAGATTGCCAATCCCTCAAACAGTTGCTTGCTGTCTTTGCGGATATCCAGAAAATTTGCGAGAGTGCTCATACCAAGGGATTTTCCGAAGCGGCGAGGGCGAGTAATTTGAGTTACTTCAACCGGCCCTTTATCAAGGAGGTCAACGATCAGATTTGTTTTGTCGATATAATAGTATCCGTTGTTGCGCATCTCGGCAAAATCCGAGATGCCAATCGGATATTTCAACTTTCTCATGTACTGCTCCCTTCTAAGAAAACTCACTATTGTAAATGTAACATAATGTGCAAATCCGCACAAGTACCAAGAATTATTGAAGCTGTTATTATGCTACGTTCAATCTGGTTGCCTTATAGCAGTCTGCGCACATCCCCTCATGGGTAGCTGCAAACTCTGCGGCCTGCATGATGGAGCCGTCCTTTAGCTTGACCCTCTTGATGGGCTGATTGCACCGGGCGCAGATGCAGGGCACAGGCGGCTGTTCCTGCTTCGGGGTAGCGGATCTCGGTCTCGGCTGCTTTTGCGGTTCTGCCTCCGGCTGCGGTGCAGCATCTTCCGGCAAATCCTCTCCGGCGTAGACATAGAGACCAAGGCCGAACATAGCAAGGTCCTTCACCAAACACCGCATGATAGCCTTATTCACATCGAACATGGAGGCTGCTTCTACGGTGCGTTCTTCCATGCCGACTTTTTCACGGCGGCGAGTCTGCGGATTGTAGTCCCATTTCGGGGTAGTGTAGGTATAAGGCACGGCTTTCATGGCTTTGTTGGAACTGTCCAAAACCGGAAGCCACATTTCGTGCGAAACGCCCTCAATCGTGACTGAGGTGTACACCATGAAGCCGGTGATGGGGTCATAAACATAGGGCAGACCGTTGAATTTCTTGACCTCATAGCTGGCAGCAGGGTACAGCTTCTTCACCTCTGCCCAGGCATACGCCCAGCTTACATATTTCAGCTCGGTATTGCCGGACTTCTTGACTTCCAGATGATCTTTGAAGTCGATAGCAAATAATTTTACGAATGGATTTTCCGTAGCCATAATAACCCTCCAAGAAAAAAGGCGGCAGAGAAGTCACTCCCTGCCGCCATATACAAAGTTTTATGCCGCATGAACGATGGTGAACCTGCGGCTGCTTACATTTTTGCTGTACTGGTTGAAAATGTCCGGCTGCTCTTTCCGCAGGCGTTGGGAATCTACACGCTTGCTTTCGGAGGACACCCAAGACACCTTATAGCCCGGTGCTGTGCCATAGGCAGCATCCTGCATTTGCAGCTTGACCTGCTGCTCGATGGCCGTTTTCTCCTGTTCCATCTGCTCGATTTGGTCGGAAAGCTCCTGCCGCTTATCCAGAAGTCCATGCAGAGCACTCAGGTCAGCGGTCTTATCCCGGTTATCCACCTCATACATCTGGTTGATCTGCTGGGTGTCACACTCGCAACCGTTAGGTGCAGGGGGAATCTGGGGCACAACATGGTTCGTCCAGAAACGTTCTTCCTCATCAATGAGATCAGAAAGCACTTGCTTATCCGTCACGATTTTGTGGATCACCAGCTCTCTGCCGAAAATCAGAGCCGCCACATACCAGCAGTCGAAACCGCTGACGGCTAAGTAGTGGTCAACCTGCGCCAGATAGTGAGCCGGGATTTTGCCATCTGCCCATTTGTCCGCAGAAAACGGCGAGACTGTCTTGCACTCCAGCCCGGCCTTCTGTCCAACGATCAGGCGGTCAAA